TAGTCGCCGGGCGGATGACCCTGTTCGATCACGCGATCGATTTTTTTCTCGATCTTGTCGAGGTGGCTCATGATTCGGACCTCGAGGTCCTTCATGCTGGTTGCGGTGACGAAACTCGTGGCAACGAGAAGCTTGTAGTTGGCGAAGTCGTCCTTGATTTCGCGAAGGCCCTTGTCGATGGCCTCCCGGTCGTGGACACGAAGCCAGAAAAGGGCCCCGACCAGTGGAACGCCGATGACCGTAATCCACCATTGAAGGTCCATCCGGGGTCTCCGTTGACTGCTGCATACGAAAGAAAAACTCGAAGCTGAGCGCAGACGATTGCGCCAGGGCTCGCGAACAATCCGGTATCAGCTCCGCTTGTGTGCGCGCAGCCCGCGCTCGCGTGCGCAATCCGACACGTGAACGTGGGTCATGTGCCCGGAATAGGTGATGACGCCGAGGCTTTTGTCCGCCAGCACGGCGCGGCGCGCCGCGGCCGAAAGATGTGCGTCGAAGGCGTGACCGCCATTGTGGCAGGACGGCATTTTTGTGCCGGCGACGTTGCCGCGGCGCGCGCCGCCGACATTGCGGACGGCGGTCTTGCCGTATGTCCGGCGCAGCTCGGCGATGACGCCCCGCAACTTCGGTGACAGCGAAGCTTCGCTGCCCATCCGCGCATAGCTCCTGATAATGTTGACGTTCTGCTCATGAACGTTCCAAGGGCCTTGGAAGAAGGCAAAGGCCGGGTGGGCCGCGCACGCCATCGCGCACGCGAGCAAGGTTGCTCGCAGCATGGAAAGACCTCTCGATGTGGGACGATGTGGTGGAGTGTTGCGCCGCTTCGACGGTCGTGCGACGGATCCCGTGACCGCCCTTGAGATGAGGGCCGAGTCTTGGCTACGGAGCGTCCGTTGTCGGCTGCCCGATCAGCCGGCTTGCGGTTGCTTCAGATCGAGTTTCGTGGTCCAGCCCGCCCGGGAATAGGAGTGCTCGACCCCCTCGATCCGATAGGCGCCGTCGATTCCGGGGCGTGTGCCCGTCAGAATGAACACGCCGCCCGGCCTGGCCGCGGCGTTGCCGTCGATCGTGGCCGAGCCGCCGCCTTTCTCGCGTTCTGAATCCTTCGCGCCGTTATTGGCCGAGCCCTGCGCCTCGGTTCGATCCGCCCGTGAGAACCGGTCGCCCATGGTCGCGCGGGCGCCCTGGTCCTGAATATCCACTTCGATATCCTGCCACTTAGCCGCTTTTGGGTCGTACCAACGCGCCCGCGCGCGCCGATGCCGCGGCCGTCCCATCGTCGGACTGATGTCCCATGAAATGAGGTTGTCGCTGTAACGCCCAGTGACGCTGCCCATAGCAAGACCGGTTGCCGAGCCGCCGCCTTTGGCGGCGAGAATTGCCTCGGTGCCGCGCACTTTGAAGATGCCGCCGAGCTCCCGCGCTACGCGCTCGCCGAAATGCAGAAAGCTTTCGTCGTTCAACCCCCACCAGTCACGGCGCTGACTGGCAAACGACGGATCAACCTTGATGGCGGTGATACCGGCGGCGCGACCGGCCTCTTCGAGCGCCTCCTTCACCGTCTTGTTGTCCATATGCTTTTGCTGCGGCTGCTTGGATGTGCCCTCGGTATCCACGCCCTTGGCGCTGATTGCGAGTTCGCGGCCGCCGCCGCGCGAGCCGCTCGATTTGACCTCATCTACGGTGCCGATGAACACCGAAGCAGCGCCAAGACCTTCCCAGCCGAGCATGATCGCGATCGGCGCGCCGGTTCGCGGCAGGGCGATGCGGCCGTCACGGTCGTCGAGGCGGATCGAGGCGGTGTCCGAATGGGTGCCTTCGCGATCGCTGATGCGAATGTCGATCAGAAGCGGGTTGAAGCGCGAAGAGATATCCTGCCCCGACACCATGATCTGGTAAAAGGCGCGCCTGGCCATATCAGTCTCTTGGTGATCTCAGTCCCATAGCGAGATCACCGGCAGTTCCTGCTCACGCGGCGGCGGTTCGATCGGGATCGTTACGGCGGTGCCCAAGGGCAGCACGAAACCGCAATGCTCGAGGTGCTGGTTTTCGGGGAGCGCCATGATGCGCTCGAACAGGCCCAGCATCGGACGGCGGAACCGTTGCCAGCTGATCAGATCGACCGACATGCCGTCGGAACTGACCGTGAAGGTTTCGCGGGCGATTTCCGTCATGCGCGGCTATCCCAAGGATCCGATGATCGAGAAGATCGACCCGCCGCGTGGCGGGTCGGACCGCTTCACCGTGATATCGAGCTCGATCACCTGTCCGACGCCGTGGCGATCGAGATAGCTGGCGCGTTCGCTGATTTTCTCGATCACGAACCAGCCGAGCGCGGTACCATCGCCGCGCATGAACGGCATCGGGAGGCCGGATGCCTGTTGCGATTGCAGGCGTTGCAGCGACGACAGGCCGCCGAACTTGCTCGGGAACAGCTTGCATTTGAGGGTTCGGGTTTCTGCGCCGGGGCCTATGAATTCGAGCGGCGGACGGCGCCCCATGACCGACTTTTCGGCGAAGGTCGCTTCGCTATCGAGCGATGTTTCGGTGAGGTTGAGTGGCCAGACCTCCATCTGGACCGAGCCAAGCTGTGCCAGCATGATCGATCTTTACGCAAACCGCAGGCCGGCATCGGCCTGCAGGCCGCGGAAGAGTTCGCGTACGCGCGCCTCGAACAGGCGATAGGTTTCCTGCGCGATTGTTTGCGCATCCTGCGCGCCATCGATATTGAAAACCGGGCTGAAGGATACCGAGACGCCGCCGCCGCCAAGTTGCGTCGACGGATGGATCGTGCCCGATACACCTGGGAAGAACAGTTCGCGCCGGCGCTCACCGACCACATAGGCGCGGCCCTTGGTGACATTGCCGCCAAGCGCGCGCGGCGTCGGCGTCTCGCCACCCACGCTTTGGCCGGCCACCGCGCTTCCTGTGAGTGCGCCCTTGATCCGCGCGCCGATGCCGGATGCCCATCCGAGCATCTCGGACAGCTTCGATTTCATGCCGTCCCAAAGCTGTTGCAACATTTGGGCGCCGATGGAGAATAAATCCGCGGCGCCCTGTCGGATCGTGGAGGCAATATTGACGCCGAGGCCGGAAAGCCACGCGGTGACTTCGGCAATCTTAGTCCTAACGCCGGCCTCGAAAGCGATCAGGGCGGCGTTGAAACGACGTAGCCCGTCGATGCTGTTTTCGGCCCATCGCTTGAAGGCCTCCCAATTGGCGTAGATCGCGTAGCCTAGCGCTGCGAGGCCGATCACGATCGCCGCAGCCCATCCGCCAAGCAGAATGAAGGCGCCGATAAGCAGCTTCACGGCGGCCGCGGCTGCTGCAAAGCCTGCCACGAGACCGCCGAGTGCAAAGCCGAGCGGGGCAAGCACGGCAAGGCCCGCGCCGATATAAGTCAGCCATTTCAGGGTCTCGGGGCTGGTTTCGGACAGGTTCTTCAGCGCGTTGGTGAGTTGATTGATGAAGGTGATCAGGCTTGGAAACACCACCTTGCCCAAGGCCACAGCCAAGCCTTCGAGCGCCGCGGTCAATTCATAGACCGGGCCGACGATGCCCTTGATGGCAATCTTGTAGCGGTCCGCGGTAAAGCCTTCGGCGTTGCGCACGACGTCGGACTTGATCCTGTCGAGGTCGGCCGCCAGCACGGCCTGCATGCGCGCGAAGTGACGGCCCTCAAAGATCTGCGAAATGTCCCCCATCGTGGCCTTGCCTTCTGCCATCTTCTTTTTCAGGTCGGTGAAGAATCGCATGAGGTCGATTTTGGTGCCGGCGGCGATGATGCTGTCCTGCACGTTTTCCGCGATCGCGCTTGCGTCTACCGCCGAGCCGGTCGCCAACATGCGCTCCTGCAACAGGGCCTGAACCTTGGCGGCGAGCTTGAGCGGGGCGTTTTGCAAGGCAGGATCCTCGACCAGGGCGTCGATCTGCGCCTTGAGCGGTGCTGCATCGATGCCGCCGGCGAGAAGGCCTGAGATGATCCGGTCGGAGGTGATTTGCTGCTTGCCCTGGATATAGTCGTTCAAATTGAGTCCAGCGCGCTGCAAGGCGGCAAGCCCGCCCTTTGGCATTCTGACCATGCGCACGATCGCCGAGCGGAGCGCAACGCCCGCTTCCGAGCCCACGACCTTGTTCTGTGCGAAGGCCATGGCGATGGCGGTCACGTCGTCGATGGTGGAGCCGGTCGCACCCGCCGCACCCGCCACATATTTGAACATTTCGCCCATGTCGCGCAGCGAGGCCGTGGTCTTGACCGCAGCGTAGGAAATCCGGTCGGCGAAGGTCGTGGTCGAGCGCCCCGCCTGCTCGAGGGTTTCCTTCGGCATCTGAAAGGCATTCAGCGAGGCCGCGATGATCGTCGCCACATCCGACGGCTTCATGTCGCCCAGGATCGCGGTCGCAAGCGTTGAGTCCATCGCGCCCAGCATCTGCTTCCAGTCGAGACCGGCTTTCAGAAGCTCGGTGCCGGTGCGGATAATCTCGGTGGCACTCTGCGGGTATTTGGCGTTCAGGACGTTCGCGATCTTTTCGAATTCCGCTCGCTGCGCGGCGGTGGCTTCGCCAAGCGCCTCCAGCATGTTGCCGGCCTTCTCGAATTCGAAGGCGGCTTTTGCCCCGATCGCGCCGATAATCGCCATCGGTGCCGAGACGGCGGTTGCCATGGCATGGGTATGGCGTTGGAGCGCATGCGCGTTGGCCGCAACCTGCTTGGCATTGCCGAGCGCGACGGTAGCCCGGCCGGCTGTTTGCAAAGCGGCGAGAGACCGCGCTGCCGCCCGCGCCGGGCCGGACACGCCGTCGATCAGGCGCACGACCAGGCGCGAGGTAAGGTCGGGCATTGCGGGCTATCGTCCGATATTGGCCTTGGCGATCCGCGCGGCTTCTTCGTGCCAGGCGCAGACCTCGGCCCAGTCCATGTCGAGCAGGTTTGTGATCGGCGTCGCCAAAATATGTGCCGTTTCGGCTACGACGCTTCGCCATCCTTGTGGCGAAGCTTCTCCGGCAAAAAACCGAGCAGCACTCCCGAAAGCTCCAGGACGTCCTCGGCGTCGAGCTCGTCGATGGCGGCCTCGGGCAGGCCGTTGATGGCGGCGAGGAGAGCGAGGGACGCGGCAATGTCGCCCCCGCCTTCATTCTGCACCCGCTCCAAAAGCCGCATGTCCTTGGCCTTCGGCCGGCGGAGCTTCAAATCCGTGACCGTGGTCTCATTGCCGGCAGCGTCCTTATAGGTGACGGGGAACAGCAGCGTGTAGGCCGCGGCCTGCGATACGGGGGTCGGCGTTTGCATCTTCGCATTCATGGACGGTTTCTCCCCTTATCGCTCGGCGGTTGCGGCGCGCGGAATGCGAAGAATGGTGTTCGTGGTCTGGCCTTCATCCGAGCCGTTGATGCGCAGCGTGTTCGACCAGAAATCCCAGAACCACTTTTCCTGGTTGTTGAAATACACTTCGTAATGCGTGACCTCGTGCAAGGCATAATCGGTCGCCATCAGGTCGCCCCGCTTGAAGGCGTCGCTTTCGATCTTGCCAAGGCGGGCCTCCATGACGGCGCGAAGCTCGATCGACGCACCGGTGCGGCGGTCGCGGATCTCGCCATAGGCCGTATAGATGTGCTTGATCCGCGAACCGAGCCCGAACTGGGTCAGCAATTCCGGGTCGAACCCGACCAGCTTGAAGGTCGGTTCCAGCTTCTTGATGCCGACCTCGATTTCGATGCCGACCTTGGAGCCGCCCGGCATATGGTCCTGATACTCGGCTTCCAGGCTCGGGAGCTTCAGCTCCTGCAGGGTCAGATGCTTGGAGTTCTTT